TCACCTCACGTGACAACATAGAGGGCCAGGTTGCTCACCAGGAGGCCGTGGCACGGGCCGCCGAGGCGCGCTATGCTGAACTCACGCGCGATGCCATTCCAGGTTCCAACCCGAGCTGGGGTCTCAATCGGCTTCGTGACGAACTTCATGCAAAAGGATTCATTTTCGAACAAACCACGCGTTCGCCTGGATGGCTTTACAGCAATCCCACGACGGGCGAACAAGTGCGACTTATGGAGCAACCTCAGTTCCGCCATCGCACAGACCCACCTGAGAAATTCTATTTCGACCACTACTACAGGTTTCGCTATCGAGATGATCAAATTTGGGGCTCTCCAATCCCAATCCCGCGCAAACCTACACAGTGAGAGGATCAAGGAGGACAGGCATGGTCGAGCTTATTGAACTAGAGCGCCGCATTCTTGCCGTCCTTCAGGAAGCAGGTGAGGAGAGCATCGCGGCTCTTATGAATACTGTGCTCCAACCCGCGGAATCGCCTGCCGAGATTGAGGAGATTGGCCAAGCGATATCTAGTCTGGTGCGAGCCGGTTCGGTCGGCCTGGCACTCGAAAGAGATCAGAACCGGCGCTGGTCACTGGTTTCGGTGGCTGAAGCCCTGGCTCTTGCTTCCAGGCTGGCCGCTGTCGTTCAATTTCGCCCGAACGCCCCTCATTGGACGTGGGCAACAAAAGCGAAGCTCCAGATAGTGACCACGGAACAAGGAGCCTCGCGTGCAGACGAAATCTTGAAAGAGTTCGGCTATCAATGGTGGCTCACAAGCAGCCGCAATAAAGACCGATCAACCCCCACTTAGGCAGCGGCCCGCGAGATCGCGCTGGCGATCGGTGTGCCGCCGATGCTGATGGGCATCCCCGGCGACAACACCTACGCCAACTATGCCGAAGCCAACCGGGCGTTTTGGCGCCAGACGGTACTGCCGCTGGTCGCCCGCACCGCGCGCGCGTTGAGCGGCTGGCTGACGCCGGCCTACGGCGACGCCCTGCGCTTCGCACCGGATCTCGACGACGTCGAAGCCCTGGCGCCGGAGCGCGAGGCGCCCGGTTCGGCGTGATCCGGCCGTAGGCCGCAACGCCGGAAAAGCAAGAACTGTGGGCGCGCATGGAGCGCACGAGCTTCCTCACCGACGCCGAGAAGCGCGCCGCGGTCGGCTACGACGACGACCGGTCCGCGGAACAGCGAGGACACTCGATCTGCAACCGCGGTCCGACCGCGCAAGTCGCGCCGGCGCAAGCGCCGTATGGCAAGGAGGGTGGCGAGGCAGCCGCCCGCCCTATCGCACTGAAGTACCGCGAGTGACCTTGTCCCCGGACCGCACATCGTGCGGTCCGACCGCGCGAAGACGCGGCGGCGCCAGTGCGCCGTACTGAGCAAGAAGGAGCATCCATGACCGACCGACTGACCCGGCCACCGGAGGTGGCGCGGGAGGTGCGCCTGTTGCCTCTCGACCTGAAGAGCCTCTCGCTCGACGGCGTGTTCGAAGGCTACGCGAGCCTCTTCAACAGGGAGGACTTGGGCCGCGACATCGTCCTGCCGGGCGCCTTCCGCGACAGCCTCGCCGAGCGCGGCCCCCGCGGTATCAAGATGCTGTTCCAGCACGACCCCACCCAGCCGATCGGCGTCTGGACGCGCGCCGTCGAGGACGCGCGCGGCCTGTTCGTGCGCGGCCGCATGATGACCGACGTCGCCAAGGCGCGCGAGGTGATGAGCCTGATGCGCGCCGGCGCCATCGACGGCCTGTCGATCGGCTTCCGCATGGTCAAGGGCGCGCGCGACCGCTTCGGCATCCGCCGCCTGGAGAAGATCGATCTGTGGGAGGTGTCCGTCGTCACCTTCCCGATGCAGCCCGAGGCGCGCGTCACCGCGCTGAAGTCGGGGCCCTGCCCCGACGGCCGCCTCACGCTGCGCGAGTTCGAGCGCTGGCTCACGCAGGATGCTGGGTTCACGCGCACCGAGGCCCGAGCGCTGATGCGCGACGGCTACAAGGGCCTCGACACCCTGCGGGACGCGGGACGGGGCGCAAGCTGGGAGAAACGCCTCGCCGGCCAGCTCGCCGAGGCGACACGTCTCCTCCAGTCATCCCTAGCAAACCCCAGGATCAATCCATGAAAGACGCAACCAGCATCGAGACGAAGTCGGCTTCCGACACCGACATCAACCAGGCGTTCGAAGGCTTCATGCGTGGCTTCGAGCACTTCAAGGAGGAGAACGACCGCCGCCTCGCCGAAATCGAGCGCCGCGGCGCCGCCGATCCGCTCACGGTCGAGAAGCTCGGCCGCCTCGACCGGATGCTCGACGAACTCTCCCACAAGGCGGTGCGCCCGCAGCTTTCCTCGGCCGCGTCCACCACGGCGGCGAACCTGCAGGTCAAAGCGCAATTCGACGGCTACATCCGTCGCGGCGACGCGATGCGCACGATGACCGTCGAGGGCAAGGCGCTCTCCGCCGGCACCGGTGCAGACGGCGGCTACACGGTCCCCCCCGAGACCGAGGCCGCTGTCAACCGCGCGCTCACCGCGATCTCGCCGATCCGCGCGATCGCTTCTGTTCGCCAGGTCTCCGGCAACGTCTACAAGAAGCCGTTCGCCACGACGGGCATGGGCACTGGCTGGGTCGGCGAGACGGCTGCCCGTCCGCAGACCACGACGCCGACGCTGGCCGAGCTCTCCTTCCCCACGATGGAGCTCTACGCGATGCCGGCGGCGACGCAACCGTTGCTCGACGACAGTGCCGTCGACATCGACCGCTGGATCGCCGAGGAGGTCCGCCTTGCCTTCGCCCAGCAGGAAGGCCAGGCCTTCGTGACCGGCGACGGCATCAACAAGCCGAAGGGCTTCCTCGCCTACAACACCGTCGCCAACGCATCCTGGTCGTTCGGCAACATCGGCTTCCTCACCACCGGCGCGGCCGGCGCGTTCCCCGCGTCGAACCCATCGGACAAGCTGATCGACCTCGTCTATGCGGTGAAGGCGGGCTATCGCGCTAACGGCAAGTTCGTGATGAACCGCGCGACGCAGTCCGTCATCCGCAAGATGAAGGACGCCGACGGCAACTACCTCTGGCAGCCCTCGACGCTGCCGGGCACGCCACCGACCTTGATGGGCTACCCGCTCGTCGAGAGCGAGGACATGCCAGACATCGCTGCCGACAGCCTGTCGATCGCCTTTGGCGACTTCGAGCGCGGCTACCTGATCGTCGACCGCATCGGCATCTCGGTGCTGCGCGATCCCTATTCGGCCAAGCCCTACGTGCTGTTCTACACGACCAAGCGTGTCGGCGGCGGTGTGCAGGACTTCGAGGCGATCAAGCTGCTGAAGTTCGCTGTCTGAACGAGCTGTCGGAACCTCTGGGTCCGACCGCGTCGCTCCTTGCCCATGCCTGTAACGCGCGTGACAGCACCATAGCGCGCGATCGGCGATAACCCCGCTCACAGGAAAGCCTCCTCCCCCTTTCCTGTGAGCCTCGGCGGAAGCTGGACCCGGCCTCACTCCCCGCTCCAGCTTCCGCCCTTTTTCTTCCGGCTCCCCGCGAGCCTGCGCACGCCTCGGCTCGACGAGCAAGGGCGCCAGCGGGCGGTCGCAACTCCCGAGGATAACCCATGTCGCTTGTGATGACGGCCGCCCCCGCGGTCGAACCGATCACGCTTGCCGAGGCGAAGGCGCATCTGCGCATCGACGACACGGCGCAGGACGCCTACATCACCAGCCTCATCGTCACCTCCCGCCTTCAGATCGAGGCTGCGTTGGGCCTAGCCCTGATCACGCAAGGCTGGCGCTGGACGATCGATACCTGGCCAGAAGCCTATGCGCTCGAGTTGCCGATCCGTCCGGTCCAGTCGATCACCGCCCTCGAGATCGCCCACCTCTCCGGCCCTCCGACCACGCTCTCCCCGACCGACTACGTACTCGATGGCAATGCCGCGCCCGCCCGCCTCGTTCTCACGAACCCTCCCCCACCGTATCCGGATGCTCCAGCCGGGGGCATCTCGATCGCGCTGACAGCTGGCTTCGGCAACGCAGGCGCCGAGGTGCCTCGACCGATTCGCCATGCCCTTCTGCTCCTCGTCGCGCACTGGTTCGAGTGCCGCGAGCCCGCCGGTGGCGACACCAAGGCGGCGCCCATTCCAGCCGTCGTATCCGATCTGCTCGCCCAGTTCCGCGTGGTGCGCCTATGACGGCCGGAGCTATCGGCGCCCTGCGTCACCGCTTGACGATCGAGGCCCCTCAGCGAACCGCCGGCGACGGCGGCACCGCCACAATCACCTGGACCGCCGTGGCGGAAGTGTTCGCGCGCATCGAGGCGGTCACCGGCCGCGAGATCGAGGTTGCCGACGGCATCGCAGGGCGCATCAGCCACGTCATCCTCATTCGATGGCGCGCCGACATCGAGCCCGCCATGCGTTTCACCGAAGGAACGCGGCACTTCGCGATCCGCGCCGCGCTCGACCGCGACGGCCTCCGCCGCTGGCTCACCTGCCTGTGCGAGGAGCAGCGTCCATGAAGCTCGGTATCACCATCCTCGGGCTCGCCGCACGGCTAGCCCGCCGTCGCATCGAGCACAGCCGTGAGGCCGCAATCCGCGAGGCGCTCGAAGCGATCGCGAGCCGGCGTCGCGCCTCTGCGGAGATCAGCGCTCCGCCGCGCGCCGACCTGCCGCCGACTGGAACGACGAACAGCCAAAATGGGAGTTGACGCATGTCCAGCGCGAGTTGGTCGCTGCAGAAGGCGATCCATCAGACTCTCACCGCAAACGCTGCCGTGCTGGCCCAGCTCGGCGGCCCCCACGTCTGGGACCACGTCCCGCGGGGCGCGGCATTTCCCTACGTCACCATCGCCTCGACCACCGATCGCGACTGGAGCACGGGCACGGACACCGGCTCCGAGCACGTGCTCACGCTGCACGTTTGGTCGAAGGCCGCTGGCCGTGACCAGGCCGAGACGATCGCGGCTGAGTTGAAGCAGGTGCTGCACGATCAGCCGCTGACGCTGGACGGCCACCGCCTCGTCAACCTGCGGCACGAGCTCACCGACACCCGCCGCGACGCCGACGGCGAGCTCTATCACGGCGTCGTCCGCCTCCGTGCCGTGACCGAGCCGCTCTAACCACTCACCACTCAGCACTCATCGACGGAACCGAACCATGGCTGCCCAGAAAGGTAAGGAC